TGCAGATAAAAGCGTAGAGTCTTGGACAGAAGAACAACAAGAAATGTTTTATGCGTTCTTTGAAATAGCTATCAATGATAAGCCAACAGTAGAGAATGTAGCAGAAGTATTTGAAGATGTTGTTGTTGTAGAAAGTAAAGATAAAATTATTTGTGATACCTGCAAGACTTCACAATGGGTAGAAGATAATAGCGAGAAGAAAGAAAGTGATCCAGCTAAGTATGGAAAGATACCTACTCTCGTATGTTCTAACTATGGAAGTAATCAAGGTTGTGGAGATGTCATAGAGTGGTAGATAAGATACAGATATCTCCTAAACTACAAAAGATAATTGACAGACAAGACCTTACTCCAGAACAGATTAAGTTCTATGCAAGTCAAGAAGATGTCATTTGTAAAAGACCATTTGATTGTCCTGCTAACAAGATGACTTACTATGACCAAGAGGGTAAGACCTATTGTGCAGAACAATATAAGTATGTAGCTGATGAGAATAATCCATACAGCTTTGACAAAAGAGTATGTCATAAATATTTAGGTGATCGAAATAAAAAAGAAGAACAGGATTATTTGTTTTGAACTGCAAGAGTTGTGGTGTAGGCGAATATGACATATATGGTATGCCTAGTTATATCAAAGATAACTACTGCCTACTGTGTAGGGAAATGATAAGGAGAGTTGATGAAAGTAATAGATAAAATATATGACTTTGAGAATGGCGACAAGTATGTTGTTGAAACTAAAGAGTGTTTTCATTGTAACAAAACAGGAAATGTAGAAATATTTACACAGGAAATGTTTTATATTCATCAAGGTATGCACATACAAGATGCAGTTAAGTCATTAGACAAAGATTACAGAGAACAAATGATTACAGGCACACATCCTAAGTGTTGGATAGAAATGTTTGGAGAGGAAGAATAATGAAAGTTTTAGAACTATTTGCAGGTAGTTGTAGTTTTAGTGATGTAGCTAAAGAATATGGACACGAAACATTTACAGTTGATAATGGATTAGATTTATCAACAGATAATCATTATTCAAAAATAGATTTAGTAGCAGATATATTAGAACTTAGTATAGATGATATTCCTTTTCAACCAGATATTATATGGGCTAGTCCACCTTGTACTACATTTAGTATTGCAAGTTGTGGTTATCATTGGAACGCACCAGATGAACAAGGTAATAGAATACCTAAAACAAATGAAGCAGAAATTGGTTTGTTATTGTTAAAAAAAACTATATTCATAATGAATGAACTGCAACCAAAGTATTATGTTATAGAAAATCCAAGAGGTCTTATGCGTAAAATGGGTGCAGTAGAATATCTATCAAGACACACAGTAACCTACTGTCAGTATGGAGATAGCAGAATGAAACCTACAGATATATGGACTAACGCAGATTGGACACCTAGACCAATGTGCAAGAATGGTATGCCTTGCCACGAATCAGCACCACGAGGATCAAAAACAGGAACACAAGGATTAAAAGGTGCTTATGAAAGAAGTAAAGTTCCTTATGAATTATGCAAAGAATTATTAGAGGTAATGGTATGACACAGACAGAAATAATTAATAAGTTAAATGAGTTATATCCAGACCTTAATTTAGTTGAATGTGAGGATCAATTCTGTTTTTGTGATGCAGAGAGTGATGACTACATTGTAGAAATAAAATCACGAGATAAAGAATATGACAGTTGGATTATAGAAAAGTATAAGTTTGAAAAGAACATTATAAAATCTGTAGAAACAACAAAGAAATTTATTTATCTTACTGAATACAATGGAAAGATTATGACTTGGAACATACATAACTTAGTGCGTAAAAACTATGACTTTCAATGGACAGAACAACTAATGCCTAAAACAACAGAGTTTGATGCTAACAATGTTATACCAAAAATAGTAGGATATTTATACGAGAAAGATGCAAAGATACATAAGGAGAAAGAATGATTGATGTAATGTTAAGCAAAGCAACAGAAGGTATGCTTATAGCAGAACTTTTGAATAGAAAAAATGATAAAGGCGTTCCTTTATTTATGGGAAAGAGTATATTGTTACCTACTGGACACCAACAATTACTTGCAATACTTCCTAACATTCAAATACTTACAGCACAAGAGGAAGAATGAGCAGTCCAGATAGCAAAGATTATCCTAGATGTATAGAGTGTGGCGAAGTACCACAAACAACATTAAATTATGATGGTAGATGTGTAGGTTGTATGGCACACGAGATAGAGGATTTAGTTTGATACCTTTTCCAGATAAAAAATATAATATTATCTACGCTGATCCTGCTTGGTCTTATAACGATAAACTTAAACATCACGGCGGAAGTGCTGAAAGTCATTATGAAGTTATGACTATGGAAGATATTTACAATTTACCTGTACAAGATATTTCTGATGAAAATTGTGCATTGTTTTTGTGGGTTACATTTCCTAATTTACCTGCTTGTTTAGAAACTTTTAATCGTTGGGGATTTAAATACAAAACAATAGCTTTTAATTGGGTAAAAACAAACAAAGTAAATAAAAAAATATTTTTTGGTATTGGTCATTACACAAGATCTAATGCAGAAGTTTGTTTACTTGGTATAAAAGGTAAACTTCCTGTAAAAGACAAGACAATAAGCAGTATTGTTATTAGTGATAGAGAGAAACACAGTAAAAAACCAGATGAGGTAAGGCAAAAAATTGTAAAACTTTATGGAGATTTACCACGCATAGAGTTGTTTGCTAGAGAAACAGCTGAAGGGTGGGATAGTTGGGGAAACGAAGTCTAAACTATTCTGTAGTTATCCCAACCATCTTTATTAACTGTAAAACATAACACACCAGGTTTACTCCACATACCAGTTCGTGCAGTAAAGTCTGTACTTGCATCAATACTAGGACATTGAAACCAAGTTCTATCTCCTTGTTGCATCATACGAGGGTGATGAAAATGTCCTGTAACTAATATGTCAGCTTCTCCTGCTGGTAAATGACCAAACATTTGTCCTTGCCACCACTTCATTATCTTACCTTCTGGTCCTGATCCACCAGAGTGCATATGTCCGTGACTAAAAGCTAGTGTCTGTCCTTTAATTTCTAGTGTATGATGAAAACCTTCTGGTATAGATACAGATACTTTTTTATATCGTGGGTTTTGTTCCATAATCTCACCACAAATCTCTATGTGCATAGTGTCAGAGTTATCTAATCTGTTGGTAACAACCTGTCCTTTACCACTTCTTGACATTTCTCCGTGATTAGCAGGTACTCCAGACAAAGTTATCTTGTTTGCATATGGTAAAAATGTATCAACAGTTTTCATAATTAGTTTTCTTGCTAGATGATACTGCTGTTGGAGTGTGAGAGATATATTAAAGGGTTGTGAGTCGTAAAATCCATAACAACCTTCTGTTAAATCGCCCATAGAAAGCAAATAAATTTCATCTACGCCACCTAGTGCCTTAACCTGCTCTACACCTCTCTGAAGTGCCAAATCGTAGCGTTTAAGGGTATTTTCTACTCCGTAGTCATCTTTTCCTAGTTGCCAATCACTCATACACCATATGAACGCCTGTTTGCTAGTAATGTTTTTCTTTTTAAGAGGTTTTTTCTTTGATACTTCTTTTAATAAGACTTTAAACCACTCATCACGAGCAGGATGTTTTTTTCTAACAACACCTTTAAACGCATAAAAGGTTTCAACTTGTCCACCTTTTAGTTGTGCGTTCCAAGATGATGCTTTGACCTTACCATCTATCTCATAATAACGAGGATCAAATCCCCATTCACGCAATATATCATCAAATTTAGATTTATAATTGGGGTCAGTTCCAATGTGTGTGATTTCACCTAGTCCTGTTTGCTCATCAAACTCTGCTGATGGTTGCCAACCAGAACGAAAGTAATTATTTCCTAAGTCTTTTTTGTCTGTCATACGCAGCCCTTCCTGTTATGGCTTAGTATAGACAGTTGATATGACTATTTCTACTAACTAATTTTTTTCTTAGCGAATGTTTTGATTACTGATAAAGCTGATCCACCACCTGCAATAGCTGCAATTTGTAGTGCGTTAGCTTCAATACCAGCCATTGGGCTTATAACTAAAGCTGATAGAAATGCCTCAATAAATGTCCATAAGGCTCTTTCTAACATATCTTTTAATTCATCACTCATTGTATTAATTTTCCTAACTTTAATTTGTTTTCTATGTT